GACTGGTGACTATTCAAAGGTCACTGCCTACAAGCGTAGCAAGCGAGCGGGTAACTAACCAAACTATAATTAAGGAGCCATCATGGCTAACGAGTTTTCCAAAGAAGAACGCGTAGCGTTCGAGCAAATGACTGAGGGCTTTGAAGACGCCCTGGTACTGAGTCGCAACGTGTCAGTCTACAACACTGACTCACAGATGATGGAGCGTGCAAACGACACCATCTGGCGTCCAATGCCTTACATCCTGAGTTCTATTGACGGCGCACCTCGCACCGACATTAGTGGCTCATACCAGACTGCTACACAGTTGTCTGTACCAGCTACTCTTGGTTTCAACAAGACTGCACCTTGGACTCTTGATGCAAAAGAACTGCGCGACGCTCTGCAAGAGAATCGTCTCGGTACTGCTGCACGTCAGCGTCTGGCATCTGACATCAACATCGCTGTAATGAACGTTGCCGCTGCACAGGGTACTGTTGTAGTTAAGCGTACTGCCGCTGCTTCTGGCTTTGATGACGTTGCAGAGCTTGATACTGCGTTCAACGAGCTGGGTGTTATGTCCGAAGATCGTTACTTGGCACTGTCAAGCCGCGATTACAACGGCATGGCAAGCAACTTGGCTGGTCGTCAGACTATGAACCAGAAGCCTACAACTGCGTACGAAAAAGCGTACGTTGGTCAGGTATCAGGTTTTGAAACCTACAAGATGGATTACGCCAACCGCATCGCGGCACAAACAGCATCAATCACTGTTGATACTGATGGCGCTAACATCGACTACGTTCCAGCAGCTACTAGCACTTCAGTTGGCGGCCAGATTAACGTTGACAACCGTACTCAAACCATCTCTTGCACCACTAACACTGGTGTAGTTGCTGGCGATTGCTTTACGATTGCAGGCATTAACGCTGTTCACCACATCACGAAGCAAGACACGGGTCAGCTCAAGACCTTCCGTGTTATCTCTGTACCATCAAGCACCTCGCTTGTTATCAGTCCTCCGATCATCTCAGCGTCTAGCACGCCTACTGATCCAGAGAAGCAGTACCAGAACTGTGTAGCTAACTCAGTGTCCAACACTGCCGCAGTTGTTTGGTTGAACGTGGCAGCCGCCGCTATCAACCCATTCTGGCACAAGGACTCAATCGAGCTGATGCCAGGTCGTTATGCTGGTAACCCAGATGGCGCAACTATGCTGCGTTACACTTCAGATCAGGGTATCGAGCTGACGTTGACCAAGCAGTTTGCCATTGATACACGGGTCACCAAGTACCGTCTTGACACTTACTTCGGTGTCACAATGTGTAACCCAGAAATGGCCGGTGTTGTTATCTTCGGTCAAACCTAAATAGGTTGAGACGAGGGGGGTCGATTGGCCCCCCGATTCTTTTGAGGAACTGATCAATTGAAAAAAGATCCGCGCTTAGAAAGAGCTGGAGTCAGTGGCTACAACAAGCCCAAGAAAACTCCAAATCACCCAAAAAAGAGCCATGTTGTTGTGGCCAAAGAAGGTGACAAGATTAAGACGATACGCTTTGGTGAACAGGGCTCATCTACAGCAGGCAAGCCTAAATCTGGCGAGTCTGAAGCAATGAAGAAGAAGAGAGAATCATTTAAGGCACGTCACGGGGCTAACATAGCCAAGGGCAAGATGTCGGCAGCCTACTGGGCAGACAGGGAGAAATGGTAATGCCATTAAAGAAAGGTTACAGCTCCAAATCTATTGCATCAAACATCAAGACAGAAAAGAAAGCCGGTAAGCCGATGAAACAAGCCGTTGCCATATCACTGTCTACAGCCGCCAAGGCTGCGGAGAAGGCTGGCAAACCTGGCAAGGCACCGAAGAAGAAGCCTAAGAAATGATCAAGCTGTATAAGCCATTGCTTGATGGTCACTATAAGCGGATAATGGTTCAAGACGTGACCCCATATTTGGATGATGGCTGGTTCAATAGTATCAGCGATCATCAGGCGTACATCGCCAAGTTAAACAGTCCCACGGTTGAGCCGAGCTTATTTGACGCGCCACCGGAAAAGCCAAAGCAAAAACGTAAACCGCGCAAGAAGCTAGAGGCCGAGTAATGTCATATACCAAGCGACAGTTCGTCACCGCTGCCTTTGAAGAGATTGGCCTGGCGTCGTTCGTCTTCGACTTGACTGACAACGAGCTGCTATCGGCCTGTAAGCGCCTTGACGCCATGATGGCGCAGTGGAACGCTAAAGGTATACGGTTGTCCTATCCGCTGCCTAGCAGCCCTGAGACGACCTCTCTGGACGCTGAGACCGAGGTTCCTGATGCCGCCAACGAAGCGATCATCCTAAACCTTGGTATCCGTATTGCGCCAGGATACGGCAAGACCGTATCGCCAGACACGAAGGTATCAGCCAAGGCCGCGTATACAACGTTACTTGGTTGGTCAATGGGTACACCGCCAGAGAAGCAATTCCCTAGCACACTGCCTGTTGGAGCCGGTAACAAGTCGTGGAGATATGTAGACAACCCGTTCATGCCAGACCCTGTAGATCCGCTGACAACCGGCGGTGATGGAGTTTTAGACTTAACATCTTGAGGAAATAAAATGTCAACAATTAACCGACTGTCCAGTGTAGATGTCCTACAGCCAGGTGATCAGATACCAGTTTGGGATAGCTCCAACGGAGACACCCGAAAGGCATCAATGAGCACCCTGTTGGCATTCGTTGAATCATACTTCGCAGACCCCGATTACAGCACCCGGATCGTTGCCCCCGCTGTTGACTACTTTAATGTTGATATTGGTGCCACTGGCGATTCTATCTGGATGATCGTTAATCCAACGCTCAACTTCACCAATGGCGCGATCACTTTACCGCCAGCATCATCTGCTGTTAACGATCAAGAGATCACGGTTGTTTTTACCGCAGCAGTATCTACGTTCGTCATCACTAGCGCAGGGGCAACAGTCCTTGGAGCACCAGTACAAATTGGTGGTTACGACTCGTTCAGGGTTCGTTACAACGCCGCACAGCTTACCTGGTACACGCTTGATACAACCGGCGATGGAACTGGAAGCGGCGTGTCTCAAATTGTTCGTCAAGACTTCACTGGCGACGGCACGACAACCACGTTCACGTTAACAACTGCCCCTAGTGGACTGGGCAATGAGCTGCAAATCTTCATCGATGGTGTCTACCAGGAACGCGCTGGTTACACAGTAACTGGATCAAATGTAGTTTTCAGCGAGGCACCACCATCCCTGTCTACCATTGAGGTGCTTGGATGGTCTGTAACTCTTGGGGCAGAGACTAGCTCTAACCTGGTGTCATACACGCCTGCAGGTACTGGCGCAGTCTTAACCACTGTACAGGCCAAGCTGCGAGAGTCTGTGTCTGTTAAGGACTTTGGTGCGGTGGGTGATGGGGTAACGGATGATACGGCGGCTATTCAGGCTGCTATCACTGCGGCACATAACGCATTAGATCCTACAAAATGCCGAGAAGTATTTGTCCCGTCTGGAACATACCTAATATCAGACTCAATACTTCTTAGCGATTACACAAAGATTACCGGAGAAAAGGCTAACACAACTATTTTCACAGGGCTTGCCGCAAACTTTGCAAGCAAGTCTCTGATGAGGGGGAAATTCTCTGAGAATCCTGTCGCTGGACAGGAGATGGTATTTGTAGAGCTTAGCGGCTTTACTCTTCAGTTGAGCGATGGATCATACACCGCTGGAACCATTGGATTGAATATGCGGTTTCAAGGTAACGCTATAGTCCGTGATGTTAATATCTACAATGTCGAGTATGGCCTCAGAACAAATGGGTACTGCCAATACAATATCTTTGAGACTGTATTCATCCAGGCTAACATTGCTATGAACTTGATTGCGGATGGCGGTGGTAACGTGGTTCGTGATTGTCATCTGTCAGCAAACATCACGCCCCTGTATATAGTCACAGGTTCGTGGCAGGTATTCGGCGGAACATTTGAAGATCTTGGCACATCTTGTTCACACTGTATTCGGGTCGGCATTACACCTGCTGCAGGGTCTGAAACCTTTGTAAACATTTACGGGGCATACGTTGAGGGTGGGAATGTTGCTACTACGGCATTGGAAACTTTTGACAGTGTTAGATTATCCACTTGTGACGGTCTCAGCATACACAATGTGCTAGGCCCAGTAATCAATGGCGCACCACAGGGTAGTTTCTACTACAACGGATCATACAGCGGGACTTTCACGCCAGTCATGCGGGGTCAGTCGGTTGTTGGCACCGGCACATACTCAGCGCAGACTGGATCTTTCGTACAGCAGTATGGGGGCGCTTGTACTTTCACACTAGCTCTGACGTGGAGCGCCCATACCGGCTCTGGCGAGATGGAAATAACGGGGCTGCCTTTCCCATTGTCCGCAACTAGCACATTTCCTTTATTTTACTTCAATGGAGCTTTTACTGGGCCTGTTGTTTCGTGTTATGTCGCAGGGGGCTCCAGTAACATATACCCAGTGCAGATTACCGCAGCAGGCACGCTGTCTGGCTTGCCGCTTAATGGAACTGGGTCAATGGTTATTACCGGCAGCTACATACCCCAATAGCCCCCTAATTTAAGAGATCAAGACAATGGCATTAACTAAAGCAACAAACAGTATGATTCAAGGCGCTCCAGTAAATGCCCATACAAATATAGGTCAGACAAAATGTTAAAAACAGTATCAACACAACTAGCCCTAGCCTCAGATACTCTGAGTGAGATCCTGGCGAAGGATAATACCAGCGGCCCTTATAACATTGCGATGGATTCCGGTTACGGAATCGACTTCTCTGCCACGCCTGGCACTGGCACCTCTGAGCTGCTCGATGACTACGAGGAGGGGACTTGGACTCCTACTGACGTAAGTGGGGCTGGTTTAAGTTTTACATCTGTAACCGGAAACTACAGGAAAGTAGGGGGGATTATTTTTGCTAATTTCACTTTATTATTTCCTGCAACCTCAGATGCAACAATTATTCAAATTGGTACTTTACCCTATAGTTCCTCTTTTAATAATGGTTCAGGCGGCACAGCGACCTACACCGATTACAACTCGTTTCTTATGCTGTCAATGTCTACGACTCTGTTTAGAGTATATGGTGGCACTGGCGCATCAATTCAAAATGCTACCCTATCAGGAAAATATCTTGAGGGTTTTCTGGTATATCCGGCTTAATTGGAGTAAAAAATGTCTCTCACAAAAGCAAATTATTCAATGATATCTGGCAGTACAGTTAACGTACTAGATTATGGTGCAAGTCCTGGTGCTAGTTCGGCTGTAAATGGTGCAGCTTTTGAAGCGGCTTTAACTTATCTACAAAATAATACAGGCACATACCAATTAGGTGGTGGAATTCTTACTGTCCCAGAAGGAATTTACGCAATTGACCGATCATTGACAATTGGAGTTTACACCGTAATGCAGGGGTATGGCCCAAACACTACTGTGCTTGAATTTGATAGCACTGTTACAACGTCCAATATTTTTATTGGGCCTAGCACACAGCCTGGTTTTACTTTTGGTTACACCTTTGCATCTGGCCTTAGAAATATTTGCATCAAGGGCGGTGGCAACGAAGATCATATTATTTACAGCGCAGGGATGCACCAATTCTCTGTAATAGAAAATGTATTTGTTAAGTTTGTAAATACTACAGGTATTAGCTTAAATAACGCTGGCGGCCCTGCATATAACTTTATTTCTGATGTTTGGGTTGAGGGTGGCAATGAAGTAGGCGCAAACAGAACAGGAATAGTTGTTAACTGTGGGTCAACTACTCAAATTATTCGCACAAGCGTTGAAGGTGCGTATGGTGAAGTTTTTGACGTAGGGGTGCAATTAGTATCTGGCGATTTAGAAGTTGATGTTTTACATTTTGCTGGTTGCACCCAAGGAGTTTTATTGCTTGAGCCACCAGTTGGCGCATACGCAGATAGATCAAATGCAATTCTTAGAAATGTTACCTGTGAGCAAACTGTAACTGATGCAATAGTTGTTGAAGCTAATTACCGTGGTGGCTTTATTATTGAATCTTGTTATTCATACGCTGGAATTACAATAGGCGGTGCAACACTTCTAAAAAATAACATTACGGGTGAAACAATATCCGCTACTACTAACCTTACCAGTTACATTTATCCAAGTTATTCAAAAGCAACTGTTTATACGCAAACAGGCGATTCTTTACAACCAGCTTCTCCTGCTTGTTATACCGCTAATTGCAACCAAACCGCATCTGGTGATCGGGTTTCATTTGAGATGCAGTATCAAGGTGCTCAATGGGGTAAATTCTACACGGGTGTAGGCAGTGGGCCTTATTTTGCAGCAGCTTCGGGTAAGGATTTTTCAATTGTAACTGGAGGTAGTTATTTTACTTCGTTTGGTGCTACTGGCAATGTTCTTCCTTTAGGTTCGTCTTCTGGCAATAGTAACTTAGGTGAAGCTGACAATCGTTGGAACACTCTTTTTTGCGTTAACGCCCCTAACGTATCTTCTGACCGCAACCTAAAACAACAGATTAGAGAAATTAGCGTAGCTGAAGAAGCCGTTGCATTACGCATTAAAAGTTTGTTAAAAACATACAAATTTAACAGTGCTGTTGCCTTAAAAGGTGACAAAGCAAGAATTCATATTGGTGTAATTGCACAAGATGTTGGTGATGCTTTTCGTGCAGAAGGTCTTGACCCAGACGCGTATGGGTTGTTTTGCTATGACGAATGGCCCGAACAATTAGAAGTTCGTGATGAGCATGATCAAGTAATGGTGCATTACAAAGCCGCTGGCTCTGTGTATAGCTTGCGCTATGAAGAATTGCTTGTGTTTATGATTGCTGCTCTTTAATCCGTATCAGTTCGGACAACTGGAAACCTTAATGCCTGACTGGATGGTCAGGCTGGAAACAAGGAAATAAACATGGCACTTTCAGAAGTAACAAAGAACGACAAGATTGAGGTATTGCAACTGGCTGCTGGTTATCCAGTGGTACAGGTTCGTACTGCTACAATCATTAGCCGGGACGATAAAGAGATCAGCCGGTCATTCCATCGTCATGTGCTGACCCCAGACGCAGACCTGTCTGCCGAAGACGCAGACGTGGTTGTCATAGCCTCCGCTGTCTTTACCGATGCAGCCAAGGCAGCATACGCCGCCTCGATTGCTGACTAACATAATCAAGACAAAATTTTAGGAGAATACTATGTCAACATTCGTTCTGCCATTTGCGCCACTTGGGGCGACAGTCTCATTCACGGCTGCTACACCAACGCCACCAACTGCTGTGCAAGCGCCAATAGGTGATACGTCAGGCACTAGCGCAGGCCAGTACCGAGTAGTCAATGACAGCATTGTCACTGTTTTCTTGGGCGTCGGTGCCACGTCTGCTGCAGCTATTGCAAACGCCAGCGCAGTGGCAACGTCTATCCCGTTACTTGCTGGAACCTGTGAAGTGCTGCGACTTGGCCCCAATGCGTTCTTCACTGGCAAGTCAGCGTCTG